TGAAACGTGCTAAAGAACATGCCGGTGTTAAGTTATCATTGTTAGCAAATGAAGGATGTTTAGGTAACTGCCCAATGATGGCTGAACATTATGAGTTTAATAATGGTCGAGGGTGGGAAGATTTAAAAATATTACCACAGTATTTTAACGATCCTATATCTAGAGTATCATGTCCTAAATGGGATTATGATGATTTGTCTATACAATTTAAATCAGCAGACATTCCACCATGGAAAGAAGATTGGGACGAGTTATTAGAATATGTTGATGTATTTAAAATGCATGGTCGTGAAAGCGAGTATAAACTTTGGCATAGTTTAGATGTTATTAAACGATATGCTGAAGGACAGGAATTTTTAACAAATACGTTTGAAAATTTTATAGAAGACAAAAATTTTACTGATGTTCCTATAAATGTTTGGCGTAATAAAATTAAGACATGTAAATTTGAATGTTGGGATTGTGGATATTGTGATAAAGTATGGGAAGCAAAAAATCCAAATGATAAGTTAGATGAAACAATCCAATTAGTTACAAGCACATTAGTTGATTCTGTAAATAAACCAATTGAGGTTAATGTTCAAGGCTTGACATCACCACGAGTTTTAAGTATAATAAACGAACTGGCTAACAAGTCTAATCATTATTTGGAAATCGGGTCTTATATTGGAGCAACAGCAACGGCCGCATTATTAAATAATAACATAAAAATTACATGTGTTGATAGTTGGCAACAACAAGAAATTTTTCCAGCAAGAGATGATCTTGATATGGAATTTCCGGCAAATGATAAAGATGCCTTTATAGCAAATATTAAAGAAGTTAAAGGTGACAACGATATTACTCTTTTTGATTGTGATTTGTTTGATTCAAACATTGAAGCAATTAAAGATGTTGACTTATTCTTTTACGATGGCCCACATGAACAAGAAATGACTAAGAAAGCATTTGTTTATTATGCCAATTCATTGGCTGATAAATGCATTGTCATTTTTGATGACGCAAATCATGAAGGTGTTATTCATGGTGCTAATGAAGGTATACATGAATCAGGATTTGATATTGTATACCATAAAATGATACTAAACGAAATTGAAGACTATTCTCAATGGTGGAATGGTATCTATATAACTGTATTACAAAGAAAAAAATAGGAAGTTATGCGAAATATTAAATTAAGAAACCTTATCTATGAAAATAAGGGATATTTTGATGTACTTAATAAAGTACTTAATTCAGAACAGTTGTCAATAGCAGAAGCATATAAAATTAGTGGTATTGCTAAAGGCTTAACTGAAAGAATGAATACGTATATGGAAGTTAAAAAAACATTGCTGGACAAATATAGTTCACCAGATGCAGAAGGTAATTATAACATTCCAGATGAAAAACAAAAAGAGTTCAATGATGAGTATGTTGAATTACAAAACATAGAATTTGAACTTGATGGTGTTGGTAAAATACCATTTCCGGAGTCAATTAAAACAGGCATTACACCGTCAGATATAACAGTCTTAGCAGACTTTTTTACATTTGATAGTGAGGTGTAATGGTTAGATCATCTCTATTAAATGATGTTCCGCCACTTCACTATATGGATTACTTATTGTCATCAATTGATGTAGTATTCCGTAATCAAGAGTACGTCATATATCTTTTCTTTATATTGATTATTGCCGGACTACTTAAAAAACACAATGTACTTGTACCTGTATATAGTTTTTTCCTAGACAAATGTAAAAGCTCTAGGTTGTTTTTGTTTTTAACATCAAGCACATTAGGAGTTCTTCCAGTACCTGGGAGAGTTAGTGTAAGTGCGGCACTATTAGATTCAATACCAACAAGTTCGACTGAAAATAGAAAAAAGTTGGGTATTATAGATTACGTTAGTACTCATCATTATTATTTTTGGAGTCCCCTTGAAAAAACTGTTATTTTACCAATGGCAGTTTTAGGATTGTCGTATCCAGGGTTTATTGGATTAATCTGGCCTATGTTGGCTGTAACTTTTGCTTATATCTTTTGGGTAATTAACAATTTGGCTGATGACAATTTTGTTACAGTTCCAAAAAATGTAGAACCCGTTAAATTAAGTTATATAACACGATATTTGATGCCATTGTTACTTGGCATTGCAGGAATCATTGCAGGCATTGATAAAATGGTATGCATGGGTTTTCTTGTTGTATACTATACTATTGTTACAGTAGAAAAAGATATACTAGGCATTATTAAAAAAATTAACTGGGGATTACTAGCATCAGTTATGTTAATAATAGTCATTGGTAATTATTTTAAAACACATACTGATGAAGTGAAGCAATTTATTGAAAGTTATGCAACACAATCACAAGCAATTATCGCAGTTGCTTTACTTGGGTTTGTTGGAAGTTTTGCATTAGGATCAAGCAGTCGTTTTGCGGCAATTTGTGTATTGAGTGCAAGTATATTTGGAATACAATGGTTACCGTTGTTTTTTGCAGTCGATTTTGCTGGATATTTGGTAAGTCCAGCACATAAGTGTACTATTATAGGTAAGATGTATTTTGGTACAAATGTAATAGAATATTACAAATATTTGATTGCATGGGCATTACTAGTTGTTGCAACCGGTGGCTTAACAACATACATTATGTTATAGAAGACTTTTTATTTTTTGTTTGTTTAACTTGTCATAAAGAACAAGTTTAGCACCAACATGAAGTGGCTTAGGGTATGCATCAATTTTAACCCAGCAATACCCTGCACTTTCCCCGTTTAATTTAGGCGTAAATTCCTCATCAACGATAATTGCAAAACTGTGATATTTGAAGTCTTTTTCTTCTATTGTGTAGCAGTTTATTGGAACGATCTTATGCTCAGCGGCATCAATACCAGTCTCTTCCATAATTTCACGTTCAAGGGCTTCTTTATTTGTTTCGTTTCTTTTTTTCTTTCCGCCAAAAAATCCCCAGACTTTATGTCGTGAACGTAGTTGTAATAACATTCTACGAGTCTTTGCTGACACGATCATTGCACCGAGTGCTTCTTTATAAGTAGATTCTCCAGAAGCCATCACTATATGTTCCTTGACCGGTAATCGCCCATGCTTGAGTTGTTCCATTGAATGATAATTGTTGGGTGCTTGCACTATTGTAAACAGTTTCAACACCAGATGTTGTTGCACTTGCATCAAAACTAACTGCCCAGGATGTTGTAAATGCAATAATATCATTTGTACTACATGTTAACCCGCCCCAATTTGAGTCGTTAGTTACTCCAGCAGATACAAGATATTTTTGTCCACTTACACTGGCTGGTAATGTTCCATCACCTGGATAATTTACACTTGGATCAATATACATGTCTACTGAACCTTGACTGTTTGATGGTAAACTATCTGCATCAGCCGCAAATGCTAACGAATTTACGTCGCCAGTATCTGTTAAAAGTCCAATTATATCTGCAGAGTCGTTAAGTGGATCATCACCTACTCTTAATCTAAGTTGACTTGCACCGCTAGTAAATTTTCCATATTGTTTTAATACTTCTAGCCATGTTAAAGTTGCTCCACCAAGGCTAACTGAATCTTTTAAAGTAACTCTACCATTTTCATAAGTTATTTGCATGTGTTTACCAGTTATAACAGTTGTTCCAGCAGGATAACTTGGCGTTGTTTGATTTGCTACAAATTCCGCTATTTCTGAACCATCTGCGGCCGCCGCAATACTTGCAATAATAGTATGAATAAGTTTCTGATGGCTAACTTTACTTGGTGCACCTAAGTATATAGGCATTGTATAAGTTAATGTAGAAATATCTATATTTTCTTCTGTTCCAACTGGAATGGCATTTGATGACCAACTTATACCAGTTAATTCTACATACGATAGTGATGCCCAATCAAATATGTTATCATTACTAAGCAGATTAATAGAAGGATTGAATAATACTAAAATTTGTTCAAGTATCATCAATTTTTGTTCGGTGTTGCTTGTTGCAATGTCCAAATTCATTGTAAGCAAATATGGAACTGGCATTAACCTTTTAATTGCATATCTATTGCCAGGCTCGTCTTTGTATACTTGAGCGTCTTCATCAAATTCTTTTTCTATTGCATATACAGTATCAGAACCATGTGGGTTTAATCTATATTCTGAATTTGGTTGTAAGTCTTGAACATAACATGACATCATTGGAACAGTATTTGCCATATTTTCGGAATTGTTACGAATAATACTTTGCACCATTCGCGATGAGCCACCATATACTGTAGGAAGTTTTCGTATTACTTGTGTGGCTGCATCTTCAGATATTTTAACACTAAAAGTACTAAAAATAGCCATAAATTGTTTTATAAACTTTCGCAGTTGTGCGTCGTACCAATAATCCATTATACATCCGTTTTAGGTTTTATAACATTACTAAGTCCTTGGACAGTTTCAAACGTAGTGCCGTCGTTATTAGTAATAGTACTATTGTCGTTAATATAATCTGATGCAGTAAACATTTCACTTTCTGGACTTGGCGTAGGCGCATTTGCTTCAATTGGTACCCACACATTTCC